ATATGGCGGCGGCAAACGAGCCGATAGACGTCATCACGGTAAGCGACAAACTGGAAGCGCGCGGCGAAGCGGAAAACGCGGGCGGGCTGTCCTATCTGATTGAGTTGCAGCAAAACACGCCGTCAGCCGCGAACATTGCCCGATACGCAAAAATCGTGAACGACCGCTACATCGAGCGGGGATTGCTGAAAGTTTCGTCCGATATTGAAAAAATCGCCTTAGCCAAAGACGGCGGCGACGTTGCCCAAAAACTCAATGCGGCGGCGGATTGTTTGGCGGCGGTGGGGAAAGATGCGGTAAAGCGCGAAAACAAAACCTATACCGAAACCCTGCAAGACTTAATCGCCGATTTGGATAAGCGGCTTGAAGGTGTGCGGTTCGGATTGCCGACAGGGTTGCCGCAACTGGACGAAGCAATCGGCGGTTTGCCCGATGGAAACCTGATTGTAATCGCCGCCCGTCCGTCAATGGGTAAGACGGTACTAGCCGAAAACATCGCCCGCTTTGCACTGAAACAGGGAAAGGCGGTGCATTTCCAGAGCTACGAAATGTCATCGCTGGAACTTGCCCGCCGAAGCATGGCGGCAGAATGCAGCATCAACCTGAAAAGCCTGAAAACAGGTCGTCTGACTGAGATGGATTACTCAAACATGGGCAACTACATGGCGAAAGCGTCTGACTGGCGGCTTGATGTGAATAGCGACCTGCTGAACGTGGACGAACTTTGCTTCCTGGTAAAGGAAAAGAAAATGACGACCGGTCTTGATTTATTGGTGGTTGACCATCTGCACATCATGCCGAGACCTGGAAGAGATGAAGTGAATGAACTTGGCAACATCTCACGCCGCCTGAAAAACCTTGCCGTCGAACTGAATATCCCCGTCGTGCTGGTTGCCCAGTTGAACAGGGGCAGCGCGAAAGCGGCAGATAAACGCCCAAACATGGCAGACATTCGCGGCAGCGGGGCGATTGAGCAGGACGCAAACATCATCATCATGCCGCACCGTGAAAGCTACTACGACAACCAAGTCAACCCGCATCTTGCCGAGTTGATTATCGCTAAAAACCGAGACGGCGAAATGGGAAGTGTGGTTTGTGGATGGAAAGGACAGTTTGCACGTTTTGAAAACGAACCTGACCTGAATTGGACGCCGACCGAGCAAGGCAATAAGTGGGGGAATGAATATGAGGTCTGAAACCTGTTACCACTGTGTCAACGCAGATTTCAAAGCACTTTCTGAAACGGAACTGCGCGGCTTTGCGAAATGCACAAAGGCGCGAAATGCCGAAGAAAGGGCGACGTATTACCACGGCGGGCATATCTGCCATCTGAAAGACTTTTGGTCGGGTGGCAGCGGATTTGAAGCCGCGCCGGCGGCGACGATGGCAAAACGAAGTGAAATTTTTGAAAAATGGCGAACGAAAGGAAAGTGAAAAATGAATTGGATTGAGTGGTTAGGTCTTGCAATGGCTTTTGGCGCGGTGCTTGGTGTGGTGATTCACGCTGCCTCATGCGCGCCGCTGGATGAATTTGGTCGGAGGATTGACCGCGATGACGACTAAAAAATGTATCCGATGCGGGGAAGAAAAGCCGTTGAGCGAGTATCACAAAAGTGGCTTAGATGCCTATGGGAACAGTACGCTTAAGTCCAAATGCAAGGTGTGCGTCAGCATTGAGGCTAAGTATTACCGCGAAAACAACAAAGAGGAACTGAAGCAAAAACGCCAAGAACTGCGAGAAAAGGCCTCTCCCGATGTTGGTGTCTTGATGCGCGAAGCCGCGCGAATGGCAAATCAGGCATTCCCGATTTTAAGCCCGGCGTATTGGGACGTTAAAGCGGCAATGCGGGCGCATGAAGAATTGGGGTTGGCATGGTAGTTTTAAGTTTACCCTACCCTATCAGTACAAATCGATATTGGCGGACGTTCCGAAACCGCCAAATCGTCAGCAAAGAAGCGGTGGCATATAAGGCGAGGGTTGCCGCCATCGCCGCTGAAAACGGTATCAAACCGACAGCCAAGACGGTAAGCCTGACGGTACAGCTAATCCCAAAGGCGAACAAGGATGGGTCGGCGAGCAAAGTCTGCTTGGATTTGGATAACTGCCTGAAAGTCTGTTTGGACGCGTTACAGGGCGCGGCCTACGAAAACGACAATCAAGTCGAAGAGATACACGCGAAACGCCTGAAAACACCCATCGCAGGCGGCGGGTTGATGGTAAAGGTTGAGGAGTTGGATGAAAAGTAAAACTAAAGCAGAAAAATTACATCTGCAAAAAGTGGCAGATATAGGTTGTATTGTTTGTCGTAATTGTGGGCGGTTTGGTGTTCCTGCCGAGGTTCACCATATCCGAAACGGTGCAGGTATAGGGCGGCGGAATAGCCATTTTGAGACGATTCCGCTATGCCCTACCCATCATCGGACTGGTGGAGTAGGGATAGCCTTTCACGCCGCGCCGCGAACATTTGAGGCGACATATGGGACAGAACGTGAGTTATTAAAACAGGTTGAGGGGATTTTAAATGGCTGTTGATTGTTTGAACTGGAAAAGCGGTTTGGAGTATGACGAGATACGGGCAAATAGAGAGGCTGCAAGAGACGCAGAAGTTTTACGCCTGATTGAAATGGGCGGGGTGGTTTTATCGGATTATCCTGATTACATCATCTTTAAAAACGGGGATGTTTTTTCTACATTATGCCGCAAGGTTGTGAAGCTAAAACCCGGGAAGAAGAAAGCTGGGTATAGGTTCATAGGGTTAAATAAAACAAACGGGGAACGTAAATACGAGATGGTGCATAGGCTCGTTGCAAAAACTTTTATCAAAAATCCTGAAAATTACCCCGAAGTAAATCATAAGGATGGCAATAAAAACAATAATGATGCATCTAATTTGGAGTGGGTTACAAGTAAGGGGAATATTAGTCATGCTATTAAAACAGGTTTAATTAAAACAGGGGGTAATTGTAAATTAAATGATATTGCCGACGTTGTATCTATTTTTAAGGCGCACGGCAAATACAGAGATATTGGCAAACGGTTTGGGGTTTGTGCGCAAACTGTTTGCAATATTAAAAAAATGAAAGGTTTTTACGGTCGCCGCCTTGAAGAATTGGGGATTATCAGCGTGAAAGGTCGTCTGAAATGAATGAAGCGAAATTCACACTGACACCGCAAAATGCGCGCGGCGTCATGCGGTCGATTTGGGACAACCTGAACGGGTGGTTTGAAAACGGTAATTTAGATATCACGATCCGACCGCACAAATCCAAACGCAGCATCGAGCAAAACCGCCGCCTTTGGAAAATTTACGCCGAGATGGCAGACAAAGCGTGGGTCAACGGCAGGCGGTACAGCGCGGAAACGTGGCACGAGTATTGCAAAGGCGTGTTACTGGGCTTTGATATTAAAGCCATGCCAGACGGTACGGAAGTCAAAACGCCGATAAGCACGACAACGCTAAACACGGCTGAAATGACGGACTATCAAAACCGCCTGCAATCGTGGGCGGCCGGGGAATTTGGCATAATTTGGGAGTTTTAATGTATAAAAACGTGGAACAAGTCTTACGGGATGTTTATAAAATTCAAGGTGTGCGGATGGAGCCGTTAAACAACACGGCGTCCGTCTGTGCATGGTGCGAAAGCAAGGGCGTGATGGGCGGCGGTGGAGATTTAACTCAGGCCGAAACCCACGCGAACGCCGCGATGATTATCAGCCGCATAGAGCGCGTGTTAAACCGCTACGAGTTGGCGGCGGTAGAGTGTAAATACAGTGCGGATTTGAGCGGTATTATCGACCTGACGGCATACGTCGAGGAGCAGAATAATGGTGTGAATCTTCTGTTATGCGACGCGATTCTATCCAACCTGTTCACGGAGCAGCCAAAGAAAACCGCCATCATGGATAAATACGACGTCAATAAAATGACATTATGGCGACAGTTTCAAAAAGTCCGTGTGATTTTGGCGGGGATTGAAACATCGGCTTATCTGAAACTCTATGATGAGTTTAAACAATGTGGCATAATCTCATAACCCACATTACTACACAAAAAAAGGATGAAAAATGAAGAATCTGATTCTTGCTGCCGTTGTCGCCGCTGGTTTGGCAGGTTGCGCGGCAGCGATTGAGCCAAGCCCGCAACAGTTGGCCGCCGCAACGTATCCAAGCCCGATGCCGCCTAGCCAGTTTGAGAAAGCAATCAAAGAATGGGCGGTTGATAATCTTGTTGACCCTGAGTCTGCGAATATCCGCAGCGTCGATACAACACCGGCGCGTAAAGGTTGGATTGCAGTTTGCACGAAAACTGACCCATCAATGGGTAGTTGTGTTACGCGGATGTTCTACTTTGGGCATATCTTCAACGCGCGTATCAATGCAAAAAATCAACATGGCGGATATACCGGCTTCAAGGACTATGCGTTTATTGTGCGCGGTGACCAAATCAGTTACGGCGTGGAGACTGAAAAAATTTCTAATATGAAAATATTCTAACCTGTTGACGCGATGTTACCTTTTTGTTAGAATTATGCTATAGTTTGGAAATAGCTATATAAACCGCCTTTACAGGGCGGTTTTTTGCATTTCGAGATAGCCTGTGATTCAGGCATAGAGATAACAGAACGCGGAGCAAGTGAGACGCGTTTGCCCGGCCTAATGGTCGCCTGCCATGACAGGCTGTAAAGCGGTTCTTGCACATAGCCCCTGCCGTGTTATCGGTATGGGGCTATCCCTTTTTTCATGATGTATTACTCTCCTTTGCCGTCTGCATTCTGATCCAAGATTGGAATCAGGCGGCTTTCTTTTTTGTGTGAGGTTCGATATGAGCGAAAAAGAAAAACGCCCTATCGGGCGTCCGACGAAATACAAACCTGAGTATGCTACACAGGCGCAGAAGTTGTGCTTATTAGGCGCGACAGATGACGATATGGCTGATTTCTTTGATGTCAAAGTATCGACGATTAATAACTGGAAAAACGAATTTCCCGAATTTTTGGATTCCATAAAAAAAGGGAAGATGTTAGCGGATGCAAATGTCGCTGACCGACTGTATAAGCGTGCAATGGGCTACGAAGCCCCTGATGTAGATATTCGGGTAGTTGGCGGAGAAATTGTCCAAACCCCGCTGACGAAATACTACCCGCCCGATACCCCTGCCGCGATTTTTTGGCTGAAGAATCGCCAACGCGGGAAGTGGAGCGACAAATCGGAACTTGACGTTAAATCAAGCGACGGCAGCATGACGCCGACGGTACGCCTTGATGCAGAAGAATATCGTAAGATAGCTGAAGACGTTTTGCGAAAGATTTAGCATAAAATGCTAATCCATTAGACGGCTGAAATGCCATTTTTGATTAATCTTCCAATGGAATTTAAAATAAAATGGCATTGCAGCAATTTGATGAAAAAGAAATATCGGTCATTCGTGATTTTTGCTGGCGCGATTTATACACATTCACGCGCTGGATGTTTCGAGAGCGGCGCGGTTACCAATGGACGCAGGCGAAGCATCATAAACTGATATGCGACGCGTTGATGCGTGTATTTAACGGCGAAACGAAACGCCTGATTATCAACATTCCGCCGCGCTACTCTAAGACAGAGATAGCGGTTGTGAACTTCATCGCGTGGGCGATGGGGCGCGTACCGGACAGCGAGTTTATCCATGCGAGCTATTCATCGACGCTGGCTGTCAATAACTCCGTACAGATTCGAAACCTTGTCCAAAATGAAGAGTATCGGGCGATATTCCCAGGTGTGGAGCTTGCAAGCGAAAGCAGTCATCACTGGAAGACGACTGCGGGCGGCGTGATGTACGCAACCGGTACGGGCGGTACGATTACAGGTTTCGGCGCGGGCAAGCATCGGGACGGTTTCGGGGGCGCACTAATCCTTGACGATTTGCATAAGGCTGATGAAGCACGAAGCGAGGTCAGGCGGCAAAACGTCATTGATTGGTTTCAAAACACGCTGGAGTCACGGAAAAACAGCCCTGAAACACCCATTGTCGTGATTATGCAAAGGCTGCATGAGAAAGACATCGCGGGTTGGCTGCTTGACGGTGGCAACGGCGAAGAGTGGGAGCATTTGTGCCTATCCGCCATTCAGGAAGACGGCACAGCGTTGTGGCCTGAAAAGCACGACATCGAGACATTGCGCCGTATGGAGCAAGCCGCGCCGTATGTATTTGCCGGGCAGTATTTGCAACGCCCTGCCCCGCCCGATGGCGGTACGTTCAAACCTGACAATCTGCAATTTGTGAAAGCCCTGCCCGCTGGGAATATCCGATGGGTACGCGGATGGGACTTGGCGTCCACTGCGAACGATGGCGACTACACAGCAGGCGGCAGGCTTGGTGTAACAGAAGACGGGCGGTATATCATCGCCAACGTCGTGCGTGGTCAGTACGGCGCGGATGAACGGGATAGGATTTTGAAAAACACGGCGCAAAAAGACGGCGTGAAAACAAAAGTATCTATCCCACAAGACCCCGGGCAGGCGGGTAAATCGCAAACCCTGTATCTAACCCGTCAGCTGGCGGGTTTTTCTGTATCTGCCAGCCCTGAATCGGGCGACAAGGTTACACGCGCCGAACCGTTCGCGGCGCAGGTCAACATCGGTAATGTGATGGTGTTGGATGACGGCACATGGGATACAGACGCGCTTATCGCTGAAATGCGTATGTTCCCGAACGGTCAGCATGACGACCAAATCGACTGTTTGAGCCGTGCGTTTGGCGAGTTACTGGACACCCGAACAGGGATGATTGATTACCTGCGGTCGCAGGTCGAGGCAAACAAATGAGTAAAAAGACACCATTATCACAAGGCTTTATTGCCCGTGTAGCCGCCGGTGTCCGTTACGCCTTTACCGGCAACGCGGACGGGTGGTTTGACGCGGGCGAGCCTTTAGCCCCTGTCGCACAGCAGGCAGAGGGTCGGCGGTTCGATTATGAACCGTTCTACAACGTAGGACACTCCAAGCCGCGCGAACGTGAGGCGATAGGCTTTGCACAATTACGCGCCCTTGCTGATAACTACGACGTGTTACGGTTGGTTATCGAGAAGCGCAAAGACCAAATGGAGTGTCTCAAGTGGACGATCCAAAAGCGCGATGTTGAGTCAACGGCAAACAACGAATCACAGCGCAAAGACCGAAAGGTCGATGAAGCAATCGCATTTTTTCAGTCGCCTGACAAAGAACATACATGGGCGGACTGGCTGCGTATCTTGCTGGAAGACCTGTTCGTCATTGACGCACCGTGCATCTACCCGCGTAAAACGCTGGGCGGCGACTTGTACGCCCTTGAAGTGATAGACGGGGCGACGATTAAGCGCGTGTTGGACAACACAGGTCGCCTGCCATTGCCGCCTGAAACGGCGTATCAGCAAATCTTGCACGGCATGGCGGCGGTTGACTACACGGCGGACGAGTTGGTTTACCGTTCACGGAATAACCGAAGCTATAAGGTTTACGGCTATTCGCCTGTCGAGCAAATCATCATGACCGTGAACATTGCCCTAAAACGGCAGATTCACGCACTGGAATACTACACGGCTGGCAGCGTCCCCGATGCTTTGGTCGGCGTGCCTGAAGGGTGGTCGGCTGACGAAATTCAGCGTTTCCAAGAATACTGGGATTTGCTGTTGTCGGGCGAGACGGCGGAACGGCGCAAAATGCGTTTCGTGCCGGGCGAGTTGTCCCGAAACTTTAAAGAGACAAAGCAGCCGCCATTAAAGGACGTTTACGACGAATGGCTTGCCCGCGTCGTCTGCTTTGCGTTTAGTGTCGAGCCTACGCCGTTTGTGGCGCAGGTAAACCGAAGCGTGGCGGAGACGAGCCGTGAGCAATCATTGTCCGACGGCATGAGCAGCCTGAAGAACTGGGTAAAAGCCCTGATTGATGATGTGCTTGCCCGTTACATGGATATGGCGGCGTATGAGTTTGTTTGGCAGGAGGAAGAATCTCTCAATCCGAAAGAACAGGCTGAAATCTACGCCATCTACAAAAACGCTGGCATTTTGACCGCTGACGAAATCCGCGCCGAACTGGGCAAAGAGCCGTTACCGGAACAAGAACAGCCTGATCCGAATAAGCAAGACGACCAACAGCCTGAAGAGCAGCCGAACCAAGAGGCTGAAAAACTGGGAAAGTCGGAAAGCCCGATGAGCGAAGACGAAGCCGCCGCGCTTATTGAGGCTTATTTGCTGACACGCGTGGACGGCATGGCTGAACAAATCGCCGCGCTGATTGATGGGGCGGCTGTTGACTGGCAGGCTGATGACCTCGCCGCCGAACTGAACCGGGTAGCAAAAATCGTTACCGACGGCTTGGATTTTGGCGACTGGTCGGGTTTGTCCGATGTGGTCGAGCCGATCATCAGGCGGGCGGCTGAAGACGGGGCGGTTGCCGCCTTGTTGCAGGTAATGCCTGACCCTGCTGTCGGTATGGTTACGAATATTCGCAGCCGTGCCGTCAAGTGGGCGCATGACCGAGCCGCCGAAATGGTCGGCATGAAGTGGGTGGGCGGCGAGCTTATCCAAAATCCTGCCGCCGAATGGCAAATCACAGAAGGGACGCGCGAAATGATACGTGCCCAAGTGGTCGAAGCCATACAAAACGGAGACAGCGTGCAGGAGTTGGCGGGTCGTCTGAAAGAATCTCACGCTTTCAGCGATACCCGCGCCCGAACCATTGCCAGAACTGAAACGGCGATGGCGGACGGCATGGGTAACCTGATAGGCTGGGACGAAACAGGGCTTGTTGCCGGAAAACGGTGGATAACCGCCGAAGATGACAAGGTGTCTGCGATTTGCAATACAAACGGGGATATGGGCGTGATTGGTCTTCACGAGCATTTCGCACATGGTGGCATGACACCGCCCGCGCACCCTAATTGCAGATGTACGGTCGTCCCTGTTTTGGCAGAGGATATGCCGAAAGTTTGATTTTTACTGGTGGTAGTGATGGGTTTGCCGCTCTCTTTACGGGGGCGGCTTTTTTTTGGAGTACACAATGGCAAAGTTATACGCAGAAATCGCCAAGATGGAAGCGCAGGACGACGGTACCGTCAAAGTTTGGGGTTACGCCTCGAGTGAAGCGGTCGATTCAGACGGCGAAATCATCGCGGCGGAAGCAATGAAAGCGGCTATTCCCGACTATATGAAGTTTGGCGCGGTGCGTGAAATGCACGGCTCAAACGCAGCGGGAACGGCTATCGAAATCAACGTCGAAGACGACGGGCGCACGTTCTTCGGCGCGCATATCGTTGACCCTGTTGCGGTTACGAAAGTCAAGACAGGCGTTTACAAAGGCTTTTCAATCGGTGGCAGCGTTACCGCCCGCGATGAACTGAACAAGTCACAAATCACGGGCTTGAAGCTGACAGAAATCAGCCTTGTTGACCGCCCTGCCAATCCCGATGCGGTGTTTACCTGTTACAAGGCGGATAAGCCCAAAGACGATGAAGAAACGGCAGATAAGGACGACGAGCCAGCCGACAAAACCGATGAAACGCCCGACGACGATGCCGAAAAAGCAGATGACAAGGCGGATGGCAAGAAAGACGACAAAGAAGAAGCCGAGAAATCGGCAAGCGTCGAATTGTCCGAATCTGAAGTCGCCATCTTGAAAGCGGTCTTGGCAAAGGCTGAGAAGCCGAAAGGCGAGCCTGTCGCTAAATCGATGTGGCAAGTCAAATCGTTGGCCGACGTTTTGGCGTCGCTGAAATGGCTGATTGAGGACGCTATCTATGATGATGTGGACGCGGCTGTTATCGCGCAAATCAAAGAATCAGCAGGCAGCCTTGCTGAATCGTTAAAAGCTTTGACGGTAAGCGAAGCCGACAAGCTGGTCGATGGTTTGGCAGCTAAAGCCGACAAATCAGACGACCTTGCCAAAGCCGAATCAGCGAACGAATTGGCAAAAGCGCAAGACGCGCTGAAGAAATCGAATGACGCCCTTGCCAAAGCGCAGGCGGAAATCGAAAGCCTGAAGAAACAGGCAGCCCCGCCGAAAGGCAGTACTAAGGCCATCGGCAAAGCAGAAGATAACGGCGAAGACCCGTTAAAAGGTTTCCTGCCGATTGTAAAGAATGACGGTTCGCTTGATGACGTGGCAACACTCGTCAAGGCAGCACAAACAGGCCGTCTGTAACACCGCTTACAGGCGGTTTTTTTATTTTAGGAGCTTTATAAATGAACGTGAACCAACTCACACAAGAAACGATTGAGCTGATGAAGTCAGCACAAGCGAACGGCGAACCGTTGAACAAAGGTTTTACTCAGCCGACCAACTTTACAAGCGGTCTGCAAACCTACGACCTTTCCGCGCCGTCTCAAAAACTCTATCCGGTATTGACCCCGTTGCGTAACCGTATCCCCCGCGTGGGCGGCGGCCGCACCATCGGCTCGAACTGGAAAGCCATTACCAACATCAACGTCGGCAATCAACGCGCGGGTATCAGTGAGGGTAAACGCGGCGGTGTTATCAACCATGAAATCGTTGAACGAAACGCCCAATTCCGCGCTATCGGCTTGGAAAACCAAGTGTCCTTTGAAGCTGACTACGCTGCGCGTGGCTTTGAGGACGTGAAAGCGTTGGCGGTTGCCCAAACTCTTCAAGCGACTATGGTCGCCGAAGAAATGATTTTGCTGGGCGGTAATACCAGCCTGAAATCAGGCGTTACCCCTACCCCGACCGCTGTCGCCTCTAACGACACTTTGGGCAAAATCAGTGCCTCTACCCTGTCCATCGTCTGCGTGGCTTTGGGCTTGCAGGCATATTGGGACGTCGCAGGCGCGAACAACGGCGCAATCGGTCAAAGCCTGAACATCAAGACCGCCCAAGTCCCTGCCAAAATCACACGCCAAAACGCTGACGGTACGACCGACACATTTGGCGGTGGCTCTGCCCAAAAATCTGCGGCAGCTTCCGTTTCTGGTGTCGGCACGGGCAAAAAAGTAACCGCCATGATTCCAGCTGTTCGCGGCGCTGTTGCCTACGCTTGGTACTGGGGTGCGGCTGGCTCTGAAAAACTGGGCGCGATTACCACTTCTGCCAAAGTGGAAATTTTGGCAGACGCCGAGGGTACTCAGACCGCTGCTTCCCTGCCGTCTGAAGACAATTCCACTTCCGTTTTGGAATTTGACGGCCTGCTGACCCAAATCGCTCTGCCTGATTCAGGCGCGTTCTGGTCGGACAACAAAGGCAACGGCTTGACTTCAGACGGCGCAGGCGGTGTGTCTGAGTTTGAGGAAGCGTTCGCGCATTTCTTCTCAAAATACCGCTTGTCTCCCGATACCATCTACGTCAACGCCCGCGACTTGGCTGCGCTGACTAAGCTGATTATCGGCAACGGTGGCGCACCGCTGATTAAGCTGAAAGTGGACATCGACAACGCCGCAAACATCCGCGCAGGCGTGGTGGTCGGTTCGTACCTGAACAAAATCACAGGCGACGAATTGAACATCGTGGTACACCCGAACTTACCGGCTGGTACTTACCTGTTCTATTCGACCCGTTTGCCTGCCTACGTTCAAGGCGTCGGCAATCTGCTGCAAGTGCGCACGCGTCAAGAGTATTACCAAATCGAATGGCCGCTGCGTACCCGTATGTATGAGTACGGTGTCTATGCGGACGAAGTGCTGCAAGGTATGTTCATGCCTGCGTTTGGTATGATTACCAACGCCGCCTAACCCTAACAAGGTCGTCTGAAATTCAGGCGGCCTTTTATTTTGGAGAATCAAAATGACAGAAATGGTTAAATTACAAGCACCTGAGGGTTTTACCGACGTATCCTTTGGTAGCCAAAGCTATACGGTAGATGAAGCAGGTATCGTGGAAGTCCCCGCTGAAGCCGCGCAATTCTTGTACCAGTTTGGATTCGGCAACGTCGCCTCTGAGCCTGCTGAAGAAACAACCGAGCCTGAAAAAGCCAAGCGCGGACGCAAAGCCAAGACCGAGCAAGCTGCTGAAGCGGTAG